GCCGGATCGGGATTATGTACAATATATCAAAAAGATACAACACTTCCACTTGTTGATGGGGTGGCAGCCGGTATTTCCGGGACAACTATTTATTATAAATATTCCGATTTTGCAGTCGGAGAATATATAGCATATATTACAGCGAAATTTAATTCCGGTGCTGATGAACGAACCGGCGAGATATCGTTTGTCGTTAAGGCTAAAGGAGGAATCTGGTAATGGAAAAGAATAGAATACAGAACGTGAATAGTTTAGAGAATTTAACAAAAGAAAAGACGAAACATCCTGAGTATGGGAAAGGATATTGTTTGCCTCAAGAAAAGATCGATGAGCTCTTTATGTTATTAGCGGGGAATGAAAATCTTACTAATGCCGCTAAGCAGGTAGGCATTACATACGATACCGCTAAGAAATATTTTGAATCAGGAGATCCTCGGCGCGGAATACAATCGTTACAGAAACGGCTTGTCATGTTTCAGACTAAACGTACAGAGAAATTTGATAAAGAATTTCTGCAACGCAGGAAGGATTTGATCGTAATATGTCAGGAACAGATAACAAAGATACGAACCGAATTAGTTGAATCTACGGATTCTAAAAAAATATCATATACGGCGCTTGAGAAAATGATTAAACTTGAAATATCGCTTATGGGCGCGCCTGATAAAGTAGAAACTACCGGAATGTTAACAGCCGAAGAACTTAAAATGCTAGAGGAAAAAGCAAATTATGACAAATGATGAATTAAGAGCCGTACAGATAAAAGAATATACCCGGTGTAAATCGGACGCGCAATACTTTATCCATAATTATTGCTGGACGTTCAATGCTAAAGAAACCGATCCGACTAAACCGAAGATATTTAAGATGAAACCGTATCCTCATCTCGTTGATCTTATAAAACATCTTGAAGCAGCAATAAAAGATAAGCAACCTCTTATTATTGAGAAATCTCGTGAAATGTGTATCAGCTGGACAATAATGGCATGGCAATTACATAAAGTAATGTTTACTGAAGGATGGATGTCGCTTAACATTTCACGAAAAGAATCTGAAGTTGAAGATACCGGGAAAACTCCGAAGTCATTGTTCGGTCGTCTTGATTTTATGTATAAACATCTTCCTAGTTTTTTAAGAATGCGAGCAGAAAATCCGTTTCTTACATTCAAAGTTCAATCCAACAACTCATATATCTCCGGGGAATCCGCGAACCCGAACGCCGGCCGTGATACACAGTATAGTTTTATACTTATTGATGAAGCGGGCATGGTGGGTTGCCTTGACGAAATGTGGCAGTCAGTAAATAACTCTGCCGATGTCATATGCTTGAATTCAACCCCTCCTCGTGAAGGTATGGGCCATAAATTTTCACAGCTTCGGTTCTTAAAGAACTCTAACTTCAAAATATTGAAATATCATTGGTCGCAGCACCCGGAAAAAGATAACGAATGGTACGTTAAGAAGACAGCTAACATGACAGAGGAAGATATCGCGAGAGAACTCGAAGTAAATTATGAAAAGTCCGCGAACTTAAAGATATTTCACGAATTTGACGCTGAAATACATGTTCCGTCATACGATATACCATACGATCCTCGTATTCCTTTATATATGAGTTGGGATTTCGGGTTAGATGATCCGGAATTTGTTCTATTTATGCAGATAACTGTTGATTGTGACGGTAAACGTAGATTAAATGTGCTGGATGAATACGAAAAACGTAATTTATTAACTACTGAACACGCGGCTAACTTAAAGAAAAAGCTTATGTTAATGAATTTCAGCGGTACTTATGACAGTATTACTTGTCATGGGGACCCGGAAGGATCAAAAAGAGAACGTACTTCAAGGCAGAGTGTATGTCAGCAGTATAAGGCATTTGGTTTCAACATATCAATACTTGAAAAAGGAATAGACGAACGGCGTAGGTCGGTTAAGGTTTTATTAAAAGCGCGTGATTCAAAAGGTATGTCACGTTTAAGGATAAATCCAAAATGTGAGTTGTTAATAGAATGTTTACAGAACCATCAGAGGAAAACAAAAGATACTGAAGACGCACGTCGTACAAAATGGACACATGGCGCTACTTGTCTTGAATTTTTCTGTGTAAATGAGTTTCCGGTAATACAGATAGCCGCTGTTACTGGAAGTCTTGATCCAGACGATATTAATAAAAAAGAATTATTATCTACGCCGGTACAAAGAAGGGGGAGTTTGATATGGTAAAGAAGACTTTAAAGGCATATAGCAATAACCACACCACTATTAATGCGAAGAAAAAAGCTAAAGGTGGTCAAAAAATGGCTGAAGCATATCCGCAAGTCGGAGCTAATTATTCTGATTATGGATGGACAAACCTGACTGCTGATGTATCTCGGGACCTTCAGCCGATAGTACAGGATCGTATGCAGGATATTGCTTTCTTCCTATATGATTCTAATCCTCTCGCACATCGTACTATCGAAATGACTACAGATTTTGTTATAGGTGATGGATTCAGTTATACATCTGAAGATGATAGCGTAAAAGCCGTTCTTGATAAACATTGGAATGATCCGGTTAATAACTGGTGGCTTAAACAAACGAATAAATGTAAAGAACTCGCTATTTTCGGAGAACAATTTTATCCTGCATTTGTTAATAAATATAACGGTCATGTCAGGCTTGGAAATATTGATCCCGGTGCGGTTAAAAAAATAGCAGTGAATAAAAAGAATCCGGAAATAGTTGATTCTGTTATATTAAAAACTAATGATTATTCAACAAAGAAACCGAAAGCATTAAAAGTAATTAATCCTATTACAAAAAAAGGAAGTAAGGATAACGGATTATATGACGGAGAAATATTTGTATTTTATATAAACAAAGTTGTAAGTACGTCTCGCGGTAGAAGTGATCTTCTCCCGTTGGCCGATTGGATTGACGGCTACGATAAGTTTTTATTCGCGAGACTGGAACGCGCGAATATTCTTAATAATTTCGTATGGGATGTTTTGCTTGAAGGAGCTGATGAATCAACAATAAATGATTGGCTCGCGAAACAATCTACACCGAAACCCGGTAGTATTAGAGCCCATAATGAAAAAGTAACGTGGAGTTCAGTAGTCCCGGATCTTCAATCTCAAGACGCGTCAAAAGAAGCAAACCTTTTTAAGATGCAGATACTAGGCGGTGCGGGATTCCCAAATCTTTGGTTCGGTGAAGGCGGGGAAGGAATCCGCGCGGCCGCGCAAGAAATGAGTTTGCCTACAATGAAACATCTTCGTAGCCGGCAACGATACTTTAAACATCTTATCACTCATGTTTTTGAGTTTGTTATAGACCAAGCAATAATGGCCGGTACGTTAGATAGGAAGGTAAATAGATCTTTTGAAGTTATAACGCCGATACTTACAAAAGAAAAAGAAATGACAATGGGTATGGCGGCATATCGTGTTACTGAATCTATTAAGATAGCAAAAGAAAACGGTTGGATAAATGAATCGCAATCTAAAAAAGCATGGCAATCTTTTATGAAGGATATAATCGGATTAGACATTGAAAGTATTGAAGAAAAGGAGACTGAAAATGAGACTGATTAACATAACCCCGCAGGCTATTGCCGAGCTGAAAGACGAACTTCTTTTTAGTCTATGGCAAAAACTGAATGTCGTTTGGGAATCCGAAAATCCGGATAAAGAAGAGATTGTTACCCGTGCGATATTTCTTATTAATGAAATACGCGATCGAGATATGAAGATCGAAGAAACTGAACTCTATAAAGCCGCCGAAGAATGGCGCGAGAAACATAAAGACGATTCAGACCAGGAAAATATTAAGGAACTCTATAATTTCGCTAAAATGGATAACTATTCTAAAAATTTAACAAAGTTATATGAAAAATCTGATACCTCTAGATTATGTGAAGTTATTGTTGAATACGGTGCTCAAACAGAAAATATGAATGAATATTTTTTAAATACAGATGGTATAGACTACAGGATTATACATAGAAAAGTTGGCGCGTATATAGCTGAACAAATTAATGAATCTTTTATACGGTCAGTTGTAGCGAATTATTTGTACGATAACGATCTGAATATTAAAATAAAAGAAGCTATCAAAAAACCTTATAAAATGATATCTAAAGTCGATCTTGTGAAAGATTGCAATATTTTAGCTTCCGCTGAAAAAACCGGGTGGATAACAATAGAATCTACCGATCAGTTTCCATATGTTTTGACAAAAGAAGCGTGTGATAATGAATATATGCCTGATATAGGTTTTTCAGCGTTACCGAAAAAGTTTCGTGAAAGAGTACCGGAAGAATATCAATTCTGGCTTGCTAAAGAAGAAGATGAAGCGTTATCTATAAGGAATAAACTTATTGAGGCAATTGATAAAGGCACTGTAAGTTTATACGAACCTTATCCAAATGAACACGCGGCGCGAATAAAAGAACCAAAACAATTTGATAGCATAAAACGACAAAACGACAAATTCGGTCCCGGGATCCATGCTCTTTTTGGAATAAAAGATAATAAGTCAGAAGTTCAAGCAATTCGTTTCAGTAAAGATAAGGTTACTCCTGATGAAGCAAAAGAATGGCTCAAGAAACATGATTATACACCGATAGAATTTGAACCTGCAGCTACACAGCAAGAGGCGAAATTTGTTCTTCAACATCAATGGTTTAAAGAAAATCTTTCAGAACATTGGGATCTTCGTATAGATACAGGTGACATGATTATGCATATGGTATTAGAATATAATCCTTTAAAAGAAACAGAAATTGAAGGATATATGCATGATATTCGCGAAAGTGCTAGTAGAAGCTGGTTTGAACGGGGCCGGAAGATTGAAAGGATCAACCCCGGGAATCCCGGGAACCTTACGGAAAGTTCACCGAGTTGGCTTCAAATGATAGATGAAGGATCTGTAGATGTATCTGAACCGACAGAGAATAGTATGAAACTCGTATTCAATGGCAAAAAAATGAAAGAATCATGGATAGCGACATTGAAACCTGATACGGTCGACAGATGGGTATTCAAATCCGTAAAATAATGTTAAATTTGACAAAAGTCCTTTTATTGTGTATATTTATATTAGATTATGAAATTTAAACTCCTGCAAGATACTCAAATGATCTTAAAAGAATCCGCTAAGCATGGGCGGACTTGGAAAGTCGTGCTTATAGAAGAAGGCCTCTCCAAAAATGGTAAGTATTATCCCGCCGACGTCCTCCAAAAATGTGCAAAACTATTCAATGGCGCTAAAGCTTTTTTTTATGAATTTAAGAAAGGTGATTTTAATCACTTACCGCCTGCGATATCCAGTAAACGACCGGAAGGATTCCCTCATCAGATTGCCGGGTGGTATAAAAATGCTAAATTTGAAACAGTCGACATAGAAGGCCAGGAAAAAAGAGCCATAACTGCAGATCTTCATATACACGAAGGCGCGGCATGGCTCCGGGAAATGCTTAAAGACGCGTGGATGAACGGGATGAGAAAATTGCTTGGTTTATCCATAGACGCGGAAGGATCAACTGGAACGAAAGTCGTTAATAATAAACAAATAGAAGTAGTAACTGAAATTAGCAAAGTTTTTGGCGTAGATTTGGTAACACATCCTGCCGCCGGTGGGCAGTTAATCAGATTAATGGCCAGTAAATTTACCGAAGGAGGAACGATGAATAGAGAGAAGATGATAGAAATGATCAAAAAAATGCGCCCGGAACTTTTAGAAGGTGTCAATTTAGACGAAACTAATGACGAAGCGCTTATGTTAATCGTTGAAGCCGCTATGAAAGCTAAAGAAGCTGATGACGAGGGTGACGACGAAACAATGAAATGTCCTGCATGCGGTAAAGATATACCTAAAGGATCTACAAAATGCCCGGAATGCGGTGCAGAAATAAAACAAGAAACAGACGAAGAAAAAGAAACCAGGGAAGCGGACGAAGATAAAGTAAAGAAAGAGAAAGAGGAAAAAGACAAGAAAGACAAAGAAGAGAAAGAAGCTAAAGAAAAGAAAGAAAAAGAAGAGAAAGAAGCAAAGGCGAAAGAAGCGCTTGATTTAAAAACGCGTATTGATAATATGGAAGATAAAGCCGCTATTGAGGAATGTGCTAAGATCCTTAATGCGAAATTGACTGCTTCCAGACTTCCTGATATTGTCAAAACGAAGATAGAAAAACGTTTTGCCGGTAAGAAAGTTCAAGAATCTGAGATAGTAGAAGCTATTAAGGAAGAAGTAGCAACACTTTCCGCGCTTGCGGAAGCCGGTGAAGTTGATCTTGAAGATTTCTCTCGTATTACAGTAGGCAAAGAGAAAGTAAATAGACTCCAGGCAGCTGCGAATATGATGCTGAATGGCGGAGAGGCATACGAAGACGATAAAGATGATTACGAAGGTATTGATTCGTTTTCTTCTCTTCGTGAAATGTATGTAAAGATCACGGGTGACACGGATATATCAGGTGTCATTCCTAAAAATAGGTTACAGGAAGCAACAACCAGTGATTTCAGTTATATTCTCGGTACATCTATATATCGTAAGATGGCGAAAGAATATAAATTTGCGCCTGAATACTGGAAGAATCTTTGTGATGTTGTATCTCTCAAAGATTTTAAAACGCAGGAAGTTATCAGATGGGGTGGATTCGCTAATCTGGAAACAGTATCAGAAACGGATACTATAACATCAGATAGCTATTCTGATATCGCTTTCCCCGGGGACGAAGAGGCAACCTACGAGGCGGCAACAAAGGGCGGGATAGTCAAGATAACTCGTAAGATGATTATCAATGACGATCTTCGCGTTCTTACAAAACTCCCGAAAAAACTCGCTAAAGCTGCTGGTAATACGTTGAACCAATTCGTATTTGATCTAATGCTGAATTATAGCGCGCCGACAATAAATGGCGGAACGATCTATGATAATTTAGCATTGTATCACGCTAACCATTTGAACTACACGACTGACGCGCTTGATTATGATTCTTATGGGGATGCCATTGATAGACTTTCCGAACAGAAAGAATTAGGGTTCAGTTTAACGGGCGATACGACCGTATCAGCCGCTGAAATCAATGATATTTCGTTTGCAGCTTCGGGTACCGGATTCAAAGTCGGCGATTACCTGAAATGTGAAGCGGAATATATCGGCCCACTTTCTGTTGTTGCGGCTACATATGTCAGGGTAGCAAGTACGGCTGGCCGTGGTATATGGGGAACAACTGCGGCTCAGCACGCTTCCGCTGTATGGACTGTTGTATCAAATGAGCTTGCGCTTGAACCGGAATTCTTGTGGGTTCCAACACCTCTGAGAAATATGGGTGATTCAATATTACTTAATGAGTATCAGGATGATACGTTAAGTAATAGAAATCCTTATAAAGGATCAGCGAAACTCATGGCAATACCGAGAAGTTATCTCCGAGGTGATGCGAACAACTGGTTTGTAACCGCAAAGAAATCAGACGTTGAATTGATTGAACTTGGGTTCCTTGGCGGAAAACAGGTTCCTGAGATTTTAAGACAAGACGCTCCCGGTGTAGGTGCTGTATTCACAAATGACGTTATTCGTTATAAAGTACGTCATGAATACGGCGGGGCCGTAATAGATTATCGCGGTTTCCAGGGCGCTGTAGTAGCGTAGAATATTTGTTTAACGTCAGGTCGGTATGTGCCGGCCTGGCGCTAACATTGAAAGTCTGTTAGCGTTAAACAAGGGGGCAAGTTATGAGTAAGAATAATTTTAGATTTGGTGTTTCAAGTTTCGGTATGCCGATATTGGGTGGAGGTATGATACCGGCTACAACGGGTAAATATTGGTTTGTAAGTTCAGATACAGGTAGTGATGGCAATTCAGGTAAAGCTCCAACAAGAGCATTGGCGACATTAGATGCCGCGATCGGTAAATGTACGGCGGATAAAGGCGATGTTATTATAATTATGCCTGGTCATACAGAAACGCTTGCAAGCGCTGGCGCTGTTACTTGTGATATTGCAGGAGTTTATGTTATAGGTTTGGGGACTGGTACGCTACGTCCTGCGTTCTCATTGTCAGCAACAGATTCTTCAATACTCGTAACAGCCGCGAATGTATCTATAGTTAACTGTACGTTCTCGTCAGGCGTTGCCGAGCTTGTTACTTGTTTTACAGTATCAGCGGCCGGGTTTACTTTGGAAGGTTGCGCTGTTACTCCTACTGCGACATCTATGATAAATTTTATGACGACTACTGCCGCAGCGGATAAGTTAACGATCAAGCATTGTGATTTTGTTACGACTGCGATACCTACAGCAGATGATTATTTTATAATGCTGGTTGGTGGAGATATAGTTAAGATAAAGGATAATTATTTCAGCGTATTGACATCAAATAATGCAGGTTCCGGATCCATAGGTGGAGAAACAACTGTTTGTACCGCTGTTGAGATAACAGATAATACCATATATTCTGTCGGGACATCAGTTGTTGCTATTCGTCTTTATACCGGAAGTACAGGTATAATTTCTGGCACAAGAACAGGAACGACAAAGACTGACGCTTCAGGTGTAATTGTTTCAGACGCGACATTCCCGTTTGATAACCTTGCAACGAATGATTTAGGTGGTAGCGGTTTCGTTGATCCGGCTATTGATACGGCAGGATAATAGTTTTCATTGCCCGATATGTAAGATCGGTGCTGAACCATTAACAAGGAGGTATGAATATGTTTTGTCCGAAATGTAGTAAAGAAATATCCGATGATTTTGAAAAATGTCCACATTGCGGGACTGATACATCTAGTGTAGAAGGAACTCCTGTTGCAGACACCACTGTTGAAGATACAACTCCTGAAGAAGAAACTCCTGTTGCAGAAGCCCCTGCGGAAGTAGAACCTACTACTGCAGGAGAAGCTCCTGCTGATGCGGAATCTAGCGAAGCTCCGGTAGAAGAAGAAAAGAAAGAAGAAGTCGCTGAAGGCGATGCTCCAATAGAATCGGAGAAATAAATATATAAACTGTTACGCTACCCTAGTAAGAGAGGAGAGTCGCTTACTAGGGTGACGTAACAGTATTGAGGGTATTTAAGATTCGTTCTGAATATCATCATCCTTTGTTTGAATATTCAATATTGAAATAAGGAGGCACAAATGCGAGGCCTAGTTACAACCCCCAAACTTATATTATCGTCCGCAACACGAACTACAAGCGGTGAATCAAATTCCTTCAAATTAAGATCCAGTAACTCAATTCGAGTATATGTAGACGTAACGGCAGAAGTCGGAACTTCTACACTCGATGTTACTGTGCAAACTTCCCCCGATAATACGAGTTGGTATGATGTGGTGGATTTAGATCAAATCACCGCTACGGGTCAGTATACGACTACGGCTACGGTTGTGGGTCCTTATATGAGAATAAAATATACACTTGCAGGAACGAGTTTTACATTCTCTGTAAAAATGACAAAATATAACTGGGCAAGATAATAGGAGATTTTTATGGCTGATCTCTATGTAAATATACAAAATGAAAGTATTTCTGTAGCTGATACAGAAGATGAATTGGTATCAGTATTATATATAGATATTAATGATTCTATATCTATTGCTGAAAATAATTTATTTTTATTTGATCCTTTGTCTGTTGTAAAACAAGATTCTATATCTATTTCTGAAAATAATTCTTTAAATATTCCATTATTATTTTTGGATATAAATACAGATATTACAATAGTTACGTATGCGTATCCTGTTATTCCATTATTAAGTAAATCTACTTATGATAGCATTTCTATATCAGATACAATAGAAGATATATCGCTTATACCTTTAATAGTATATGACAATATCTACATTCGTGATTTATTTGTTTCAGCGATCGCGGACGACGCGGTTACATCTATTTCTAATACGATAGTATCAACGCAGACAATATTTTCTTCGGCTACTCGTACCGGCGTTGTTGGAACATATACATCAAATGCGTTTAAAGTATCTTCTACTATAATGTTAAGGTTTCATTTTAACGTAACAGCAGAAGTCGGTACGGCTACACTTGATTCTATATTGCAGGTTTCCCCGGATAATGTAACCTGGTATGACGCGGCAACGTTAGATCAAATTACTGCGACAGGTCAGTATACTAAGACATTAATAAATCCGGGAATATGGG